ACCTTGAATCAATTTTAAAGGGAGTATCGTTCCTTTTATAGAATTGGTCCTCAGGTAAGTATTCTCCACATATACGACAGAAGTATACTACCCCCTTGTCTGTCCACATTCTCCTTGAGAGATATTTCTTAAATTCATCTTTTTTAGCCATATTAATAAATACTTGATTTTGCAATAAAAATGTTGTATACTATTTATAGTAACAGGAGGACCTGTATAAATAAATATAAAAAACAAAATTATGGGACAAATTAAATTATTAGGAGTAAAAACTATTCGTAGTATCAAAAGACGATTGAAGGCTGGTGAGTCATCTTATTCAATCGCTAAAGATTATGGTGTAACACCATCGCATGTAAGAAAGATTAGATTGGGGATGACAGACCCTGACCATCCAAATGCTCGTTGGGGATACATAACATTAGAAGATGAAAATTAATTATGGTAATTAGAAAATATTTTATATATTTGTCTAAAATTATTTAATTATGAAAACTTGTAGTTGTTGTAAAATAGAAAAACCATTAAAAGAATTTGGTATTGATAAAAAACGAAAAGATGGAAGAAATATCTATTGTCTTTTTTGTGCGAGAGAAAAAAACAGAAAATACAACGCAAATAGAAAAAAAAGAACTCTACGAAGAATAACAGAAATACAAGTAGAAAGTAAAACTTGTGTTAGTTGTAATACCGAAAAACACTATACAGAGTTTCATAAATCGTCTTTTAATAAAGATGGTTTATATTCTTATTGTAAAACTTGTGATAGTAAAAAATCAAAAAAAAGAAGAAAGAAATATCAAACTATTAAAATTGAAATAAAAGAAAAAACTTGTATTAGTTGTAATCAAATAAAAAAAATAGAAGATTTCCCTAAACACAAAGGAACGAAATATGGATATAGAAGTAATTGTCGTGATTGTGAAAACGAATATTTACGAAATAAATATGAAAACGACCCATTATACAAATTAAACAGAATAGTTAGAGCAAGAATTAGAACATATATTAAATTAAAAACTGCTCCAACTGAAAATGTTTTAGGTTGTTCTTGGGAATTCTATGAAAAATACTTACAAGAACAATTTGAAGATGGTATGTCTTGGGATAATCACGGAGAGTGGGAAATAGACCATACAATACCTTTGGCTTCTGCCGAAGATGAAGAAACATTATTAAAATTATTTCATTATACAAATACGAAACCCCTATGGTATAATGAAAATAGAAGTAAAGGGGATAAAATATTAAATTAAAAAAAAGAATTATGGGAAATATTGGGGCTAGTAAGTTAGACGAACAGAAAGTTGATATAATAAAACAACTTTTACACGATGGACATCATACCCATCAAGAGATTGCTAATATGTTTAATGTCAGCAGAACGATGATTAGTCATATAAATGTGGGTAATCGTTGGAATGATGAAATAAAAACTTATGTTAAAAAAGAAAACCAACCAGTAACAATCAAATCTATCATTACCGTTTATAGTGATGGGTCAACTAAAATTAGAAGTTATGAATAAAATATTTTATATATCTCACTTTGAGATTTTTTCCAAATTAACAAATGAGCAGGTAGGGCAACTGGTCAAGAAAATTGGAGATGACTCATTTGAATTAACTGATAATATCTGTATTGGTATATGGATGTCTATGGAAAGGGACTTTAAGGTTCAAGAGGAGAACTATCGTAAAACCGTTGAGAGAAATCGTGAGAACGGTAAAAAAGGGGGAAGACCATCTAAAACCCAAGATAACCCAAACAAACCCACTATAACCCAAGAAACCCAAGTGGTTTTAGAAAAACCCACTGAAACCCAACCTAACCCAGAAAACCTTAAAGATAAAGAGAAAGATAAAGAGAAAGATAAAGAGATAGATATAGATAAAGAAATAGATAAAGTATTTAATACTGATAATACTGGGCAAAATTTCAAAGAATCTATAACTAAAAATGATTTCTTTGAAATGGTTGGTGAGTTAATTAGAATGGGGATATCTCAAGATGAGGCTACAAATTTGATAAAATGTGATTACGAAATAGTAAATTAACTATTTCCAATGTATAATTTTTCAGATACATTTATAGAGGTATATTTATTTAAGAAGAGTGAGGCATTACGATTACTTGGTTTGTCATAACTGTTATTCGAATGATTTATTTTTTTGGCTTCGCCTCATCTCTTTTGAAAAAAACAAATTCGCGCTCTCATGAATGTTTTTTAACCCCATCTTAGACGGTGGGGTTTTTTTATTAACAAATAGATTTTTATGCATATATTTATTAATATGAAGGACTTCAATGTACTATTCAAAGATTACTTTACCAAAACGGAAGAAGAGAAAGATGATATTCTAACATTGGTAGCATCTGCCTATATTGAAGCCTCAAGGGAATTTGGCATGAATTATTTTGATATGATTGAACATCTCAACACGATGATTGAAGATTATACTCTCAATGAAGAATATGAACAAGCAGATGGATTTAAATTAATTAGAGATAATATAATAACGGTAGTTAACGAGCACAATAATGGGAGGATGTAACTGTAAAAGAGGAAATGGTAAGTTGAACAATCTCAATGTTAAAACTTATATTGAACAAGCAAAATTTGTCGTAGAAACGATTATCGGTGCCAAAGCAATAGAAGACCTAACTGATTTGGATAAAGTGGAAATAATGGGGGTTTATGCTCTTCTATATCCAAATTCGGCAACCACTCCATCATTGGAGGAAGCAATAATCAAAATAAAAGAAGGTATAGACCGATATACCGTAAAATACAAAAGATGAAAGTTAAAAGAGTATCCAACGGAAAAGAATATTTCTATGATATGAAAGCATTATGGTTATCAACAGAAGTTCATAGCCAATTAAGAGAATATTCACAAAAGCATGGACTGTCATTGGCAAAAGGTGTCCATAAATTATTAGAAGAAAAGAAATAATGAAACGAGGTAAAAAACCATTTACCATAGAACTACTGGTTCAACGAGGAAGGATACCAGAGACCTGGTATGACGATATTATTGAGATTGGTAGTCAAGGTAAGGCTGAGGTCTCAATCGTTGTTTATATGGGAATTAATTGGGATACCCATAAGAGATTGATGGAGCGCTCACCAAAATATTTGGAAGCCGTCAACACGGCACAGAAATTATCTGAGGAATGGTGGATGGAAATTGCCCGTAAAGAATGGATTAACGGTAATTCAAAGAACATCAATTCAAACCACTGGTCGTTAATAATGAGGAATATGTTTAAAACTCGTTGGAGTGATAAGAAGGAACACGATATCACCAGTATGGGTGAAAAGATTAATGACCTAAATCAAATACAAATTGAAATAATAAAACCAAAGGACAAAGAAGAATAAGATGAAGAAATTAATATTGGGGGATTGTTTAGATAAACTCCGTGAAATGGAGGATAACTCGGTTGATAGTATTGTGACAGACCCACCATACGGATTATCCTTCATGGGTAAAAAATGGGACTATGATGTTCCCTCAACGGAGATATGGAGAGAGTGTTTAAGAGTATTAAAACCTGGTGGTCATCTATTGTCCTTTGCGGGTAGTAGAACCTATCACAGAATGGCTGTTAATATTGAAGACGCAGGGTTTGAGGTTAGAGACCAACTGATGTGGATATATGGTTCAGGATTCCCAAAATCACATAACATCGGGAAAGCCGTGGATAAGAAACTTGGAAATGAAAGAGAGATTATTGGAGAAAATCCAAATCACAGAACAAGCGAGGCGTTGTATGAACTTGGATTTCAGGGAGGAAAAGGGGACGGACAAATCACCAAAGGTAATTCAGAATGGGAAGGTTGGGGAACGGCTCTCAAACCAGCACACGAACCGATTGTCATGGCACGAAAACCCCTATCAGAAAAGACGGTTGTTGATAATGTATTGGAGTGGGGAACTGGTGGTATCAACATAGATGAGAGTAGAATAGGATATGTAAGTGATTATGATAAGAAACACCAAGAAGATATAAGAAAAGGAACAGGAACTTTCTTTGGTGGTAATGGTAATAGTAAATGTGAGCAAGTAGATATGCAAGGTAGATTTCCAGCTAATGTCCTATTGAGTGAAGAGGCAGCAGAAAACCTTGATGAACATAGTGGTATAAGTAAATCATCAGGTTCTGTTAGAAGAAAAGATACAGAAACCGACCCAACCTCAATAGATTTTAAACATAAGGAAGGTGAGATGTCCAATCCATACGCAGGTCAAGTTGGTGGAGCATCAAGATATTTCTATGTAGCCAAACCCTCAAAGAAAGAGAAGGAATTTGGTATGACAGGTGAGGATAAGATATTGAATCGTGTGAATAGTGGTGGTATTGAGAATGACCCGAAATGGAAACCTGTGGTCAGAAAGAATAGTCACCCAACCGTCAAACCAATTAAACTTATGGAATACCTAATCACAATGGTAACACCAAAAGGAGGAATAACCCTTGACCCGTTTATGGGTTCAGGTTCTACAGGGATTGCTGCTCTACAAAATGGTTTTCAGTTTATTGGTATTGAAAGAGAACAAGAGTATATGGACATCGCAGAACAAAGGATAAACTCCATATCACAACTCAAACTTGATATATGAAAATACAAACCACCGAGATATTTCAAATGTTGGAAGACAACAAGGACAAACGACTGTTAATATTTCAAGGGTCGGCTCGTTCTGGTAAGACCTACAACATCCTAATATGGTTGGTGGTATACTTACTCCAAAACCCTGGTAAAACTCTCTCTATCGTCAGAAAAACCCTACCAGCGTTGAAGGGGTCAGTATTGAGAGACCTGAAGGAAATATTAATAGCAATGGATTTGTATTTAGATTCACGATGGAAAAAACAAGAGGGGTATTTCACATTACCAAACGGTTCAACAATAGAATGGTTCTCAACGGATGAGGAACAAAAGTTAAGGGGTAGACGAAGAGATTGGTTATTCATAAATGAAGCAAACGAAATAACCAGAGATGAGTATGTCCAATTAGCCATAAGAACGACAGAGCATATTGTATTGGATTACAACCCCTCAGATTTAAACTCATACATCTATGACTTGTTGGAGACAGAACCTGATATATTTTTCCACAAATCAACATACAAGGAAAATCCGTTTCTAACAGACGAAATCATCAAAGAGATAGAATCACTCAAGGACAAGGACGATAACCTGTGGAGGGTCTTTGGATTGGGTGAGAGAGGTGTTTCAACCAACTCTGTATTCTCCAAGTACAATATCATAGAAGATGAAGAGTTTCCTGTTGATGGTGGTGTGTTGGTTAGAGCATGCGACCCGGGGTTTAACGACCCGACAGCAATCGTGGAATGTAGAATAATCAACGACTCACTATACATCAGGGAGTTGTTATATTCAAGGGGATTGACCAGTGATGATATCGCATACAAAATTGAACAGTTGGGATTTGATAGAACCGATGACTTATGGTTTGATAATGCCCGTCCTGAGATTATTCAAGATTTAAAAAGAAAAAGAATAAATGCCAAACCGGTAATTAAAAATACAATATTACACGGAATAGATTTAATAAAACGACATAGAGTTTATATTACAAAGAGTAGTGAGAATGTAATATCTGAGTTTCAAGGATATAGATGGAAGACCGATAAAGATGGTCGTATCATGGATAACCCTGTAGATTTAGATAACCACACGATTGACTGCGTAAGATATTGTCTTGAGATGTCGACTAAACCAAAAGGAAAAATTACAATTATATGATAGATTTAGTAGTAGGAGATGAGGTAGTTAAACTAAACTCAGAATTAACCATAGGACAATACCAAGCACTGGATTCCAAATCTCAGTTCTATAAAGAAAACCCCCACCAATTAATATCACTCTTTACCGGTATTCCATTTAACGATGTTAAGAACATGTCGATGGATACAGTTAAGATGATACAGGCATACCTAAACAACAGAATGTTAAAACAAGAGAAAAAAGAACTTGTAATGACATTTGAGTATTTGGGTGTGGAATACGGATTGGAGCAACACTTTGGAACGATGCCATTTGGAGCATGGGTGGATTTTGAGGTATATACATCAGACAATATCACATCCAACATACATAAGTTGATGTCCATACTTTATAGACCTATTACAAGCAAAAAGAAGAACGGTAAGTATACCATCGCCCCATACAACTCACATGAGATTGAGGACAGAGCAGAGTTGTTCAGAGACCTACCAGCATCCTATTGGTTTGCATCTGCCGATTTTTTTTTTCGAGTCGCAAACTTATACATCTCCAATATAAAGGCTTCTTTGGAATCGAAGAGGAAGATGAACGATTTGATAATGAAGGGGTGGAAGATACTCCCGAAATGGCTACAAAAGAGGCTACCGCCAGATTCTATTTTGCTCTCCTTTACAAACTCACAGGAAACGATATTACAAAATTCGAAGAAGTAGAGAGACAACCCCTGTATTTATGTTTAAATGTCTTATCATTAGAGAAGGACAGAAATGAGAAAGAAAAAGAAGAATACGAAAAAATAAAAAAACAAATGAAAATGTAAGGACAATATTTATTAACAATGGAACAACTCACCACATTTAATAAGATATTAAAATATATCAAACAATACCAACAACAGTCCCCACGAATGAAGTCATTCGGTTATGGGGATATTGTTTATTATGCTACAACAAATTCAGGAACAACTGAATATCCATTGGTGTTTGTAACTCCTGTGGGTATTACCTATGATGAGAATATCACCACCTACAATCTATCTGTAATATTTGGTGATATCGTAAACACCGATATGTCTAATGAGGCATCAGTTGTTTCAGATATGAGTTTGGAAGCCAAGAGATTTATCGCTGAAATCAAACGAGGGTTCTTGGAGGATAAAATAGATGTTGAATTGCCAACATTGGCTCAACCGTTCTTCGAGAGGTTTAATGACCATATTGGGGGAGTTGTATTGGATATCAACATTATTGTTAATGAGTATTTGGATGCATGTCTACAATTCCCAAGTTATACATATCCAAATCAGATTGATGGATTATTTGCGTGGTATGATTTACAAGATACCTCTACAATTAGT